TAGAGGGTCAAGGTAATAGTATAGTATTTGAGAAAAAAGAGGATGACGAGTAAAATAAATCAGACATGGAACAAAAAGATTACAAAATAAAAAAAGCGGATGTATTCAAGAGTGCGAATGACGGGATATTATCCGGCTATGCAAATGTTTACAATGTCGAGGATTTGCAGGGTGATATTACGAGGGCGGGGTGTTTTATCAAGACTGTTTCTGAGAATCATAAATCGATGAAGGTTTATAAAAACCATAAGCCAAATGAATTTGTGGGTGTCCCGTTGAAGCTTGACGCCTACGATCCATATGGTCTTTATATGGAGGCAAAGATAATCATGGACACACAGCTTGGAAAAGACACCTATCAAGAGGCTAAATTCATGTTAGAGAATGGCTTCGAGTGTGGCTTTTCAATTGGAGGCTGGGTGATAAAGAGAGATAAACAGGATAGTCGAATTATTACAGAGTTTAAACTCGATGAGGTGAGCGTGTTGACGATGCAACCAGCTAACCAACTATCAATGGTTGATATAGTGAAGTCAATACAACAAGAAAGTGAATTGACACAAGAAAAATTTTGGCAAACGATTACAAAAGCGTATGACAGCCAATTTTCAGATGATATATTAAAGAGTTTAGAACAATTTTTGACACTCAAGGATTCGAGCCGTGAGACCACACTCGAAAAAAATGAGCCGTCAGCGGACAAATTAATAATTAATATTTACGAACTATTTAAAAACTAACATTATGACGGAAGAATTGGAAAAAGCTAAACAAGAGGCTTTAGAAAACGTAAGAAAAACAGCCGAAGAAGCGGCTAAAGGTGTAGTGGAAAAATCGGTTAAGGAATTAAATGATAAGGTAGCCGAATTAACTGCTCAGCTTGAAAAGGCTACGAAGTCGGAAGACATCGAGGCGGTGAAGAAAGAACTAACTGAAAGTATAAATAAACTTTCAGCAGAGGTAAAAAAACAAGGACAGATAACCGATAAAACAGAAAAAAACATGTCAATACATGATGCAATTTCGCAGGCGATTATAGATAACGCTGAAACGATTAAGTCGTTCAGAGGTGGAGAGAAAACGTTCACCATAAAAGAGGTTACAGATGCAAATTGGGCAGCTGGGGCGTTAGGTCGCCAAACGACTGATGTAAGGCGAGATTTATATAATTCACCTTATTCACCTCTTTATTTAAGAAACATTTTCCCTAACATTACAACCGATTCAGCAAGTATAGTAATACCTCAACTCGGCACAGTTACAGGAGGAGTTGATGTATGGGCAAGAGGAACAGGAAATGAGGGCGCAGACGTTCCTAAACCTGACGTAACACCTAACTATAAGGACATCACAGTTTCGCCTAAATGGATAGCTGGTATTACTACCGTTAACAGGGAGTTGCTGTTAAATGTTCGATATTTGCAAGGCAGCATCGCAAACACTTTGCTTTATTCACGTTATGGCATTTTTGCAAGGGAGAACAAACTGATAACTGATTATCTTTCAGCGAATGCAGTTGCTTATAGCGGTACTAAATCTATTGCAGTAGAAAAGATAGTTGATGCGGCATTTGGTCAGCTGTTGGGTAATTACATGAATCCTACTCATGTTTTGATGAATCCCTCCGATTATCTGGAGCACATCAAGTTAAACAAGGCTACAGGATCAGGAGAATATGACTTGCCTAATAATACATTATCAGGGTTTAATGCAAACGGTATCGAGACAACTGTACAGGTTGTTCCTGTGCCTACATTGACGGCTGGTACTGCCTATGTGGTGAGCGCACCTGAGTTTGAATTTATCAACAGGTTGTCACCTGAATTGCGTATGTTCGAGCAAAACGCTGATAATGTTGAATACAACAAGGTTACATTCAGAGTTGAGGAAATGGTGGCATTTGTTGCTAAAGACCTTAACGCGATGGTAAAGGTTACTTTGTAGATTTATTAATTAATTGGTAGGGTTGAAACATACCCTACCGATTTTAAAAATTAAAAGGATATGGCAAAATTACTATACAATATAAGGGCTTATGAAGATACGGCAGCAAATTGGGCAGTAGATACAAAAATCTATCCAGCAAATAGCCTACTTATTGCATCTGACACGGGGGTATTGAAAAAAGGTGATGGAGTGAATACTTATGCTAATCTTGCGACCGTTGGGGCTAAGCAAGTGGCAACTGTTGCAGATATCACCGACTTCCCGGAAACGATGCCACCTTCGGCTCATGATCATGCCGTAGTAGCTGATGAAGACAGCGGATTAGCGGCAGCATCAACCATTCAGGAATTGGCTGTTGCATTAAGCACAAGGATTAAAGCATTAGAAGACTTGGCTTCAGCTGAATAATTAATTAATTGGTAGGGTTGAAAAATACCCTACCAGTTTTAAAAATTAAATAGATATGAAAATAAAATTACTGAAGGATCATGTGTTAGGCAAGCAAGGGGATATTGTGAATATCAATTTTTTCAGAGGAAAATATCTGATATCTGAGGGCGTGGCGATTGAACATAAGCAAACTAATACTGACACCGATAAAATAACTGATGATGGAAGCAACACTAAAAAGCGAGCTACTCGAAAACGCAAAGCTAACGCTAAGCATTGATAGCGATGACACTTCGCATGATGACTATTTAGGCATCTTGATTGATGCTGAGTTCGAGATAGCACTTGCAAGGACAGGCAGAACAGAAGCAGAAATCAACGAGGCATTAAAAGAGGCAATAGTTAGAAATGTTGGTATCAGGTTTGACAGCATGGAGGATAAGCGAGATTTAGACACTTATCACAATTTCAATAAGCAACCGATGTTTTAGAGGACAATTAGATGAGGTTAACGGAAAAGATACAAGCAATAAGCGAGGGCAGTCAATCAGACGGCTACGGCGGCAGTATTCCTGTTGATGTTGTTGACTTTGAAGCATGGGCAAGCATTGAGCAGTTGAGGACATCAAAAGATATAGTGCAGGCGCAAGTAAGTTTACCGGCAACATTCAGGGTGAAGACACGAAAGGAGTTCAACAAAAAACATATAGTCAAATGGAGAGGGCGGAAGTACTCGATTGTTTCAACACCACAAGTTGATTTTGTAAGGAGGTCAAGAATCTACACGTTTGATATGCACGAATTAAAGATTTAATCGCCATGCCGAAAATTACAGTTAAAAATACGTTATCGAAAAACTTGGACTTGTACAAGACCCAATTATATAGAGATGTTGTTCAACTTGTTGAGTTTGCGATTAAAAATACAGAGATAGAAGCTAAGAGAGCACTGAATTTCGATGCGAACTATGAGGTTGACACTCGATTTATAAACATAACCTCTTCATTCAGGGATAAAGGCTTGACGGGAGAGGTCGCAGTTGACGGAGCGAAGAGAGAGGACGGCAAGGGAGGCGATGACATGGCGGCATATATTGAGTTCGGAACGGGGTTGAGTGCGAGGGAAATATTAGCACCTTACCCGCAATGGGTTAAGGATATTGCGATGCAATTTTTCGTTAATGGATTGGGTACTTTGCAGGGAAAACCTTATCTTTACAACAACTTTTTAAAGAACGTTGAAAAGTTCAAGGCTGATTTACAGGCGTTGATGGATAAGAAAACAGTTGACAAGTAACGGTATGGACAGGATAACATTTGTAAGAGGCAAGGTGATTCAGGCGTTAAGCGGTTACAAGTTTAATGGCGTGGCGATACCTGTATTTGATGAGGTGGTCAATCCGGCTATTTCATTACCTGTTATAAATGGAGCACAAACATATATCATGTTGCAAGACCAGCAAATGATTTATAACGCCGTTCAGACTTATTGTGCTCCACGTTTTAATATCTCATTGACTATCAAGGTGGTAACTATTTTCGGCAACACCGGTAGCAAGAAGCTGTCGGAGGACATAGGCGATAATATATTGAATCTATTAAGGGATGACAGGGGGAAGAGCAAGCTCCCTGACATAAGCGAGGTGCAGTTAGATGTATCGAGGTCGATGAACGAGGTGACAGCAACAAGGGTTGCATTCTCTAAAATATTTATTTTGAATTTCATAAAAAACGGGTGATTGATAAATGAAAATATAAACATTAAAAAATTACAATTATGGCAAATACAAACGTAAAAGGAGCACAGGGTGTTTTATCGTTTCATGATGGAACGGATTATAAGCCTATAATTTGTTTAACTTCGACATCTATGAGCAGAGTGTCGGAGGTTATACAGAAAGTGAATTATTGCACGAATGGCAAGACAATCTCAAAGGTTGACAGGATCACACGCACGTTTAACTTTGAAGGAGAAGTAATTGATGTTGGCACGCCTGCCGATGGTGTGTCTTATAAGGAATTGATTACTGCTATTGAATCAAAGGAGGAGAAGAATTTCAGGCTTGATGGTAGAGGGACAACACAGTACTTCAAGGCTATTATAGCAAACCTGGATGACACTTATCCGGGCGATGGCGATGCGACGTTTTCTGGTTCATTGACCATCAATGGCGATGTTTCAGAGACAGATCCTCTTGCTACTGGTACTACTAGTGGTGGTGATTAACAAAAAAGAGTTTTGCAGAGTTGTACTCGGAGACCAAACAACCTGCTTACTAATAAAAGAACACTAATAAATAAAGTGATATGTTTAAAACAACAATAAATTTTAAAGGCAAAGATAGAGTTATCCAATTCTCAACATGGGTAAACGGGGAAATTGAGAAGGTGGTAAAAGAGGGAGCCGGGAGCATTCAGTTGCTTGCTAATCTTATCTTTTTCGGACTCATTCAAGGAGAAAAATTAAGGTCAAAATACTTTGCGAATGAAGACATAGGCTTTGATGTATTTGATTGCTATGATTGGATTGACGAACAAGAGGGAGGGTTGAGGAGCAAAATAGTTGAAGATATACAGGAGCTGTATGTAAAGCATAATAATATGAATGTTCCAAAAGAGGAACAGGAAAAAAACTTGAAAGCCACTACTCCGAAGAAGAAATAGATTTTGATTGGGATCGGGATGTAGTGGCGTTTGGATGTGGTGAATTAGGGCTAAGGCTTGAGGAGGTTTATGACATGCCGTTTTGCGAGTTCAGGATAAAGTCGTATGCATATAGCAGGATGCAGGAAGAGAGATTACGACATACAAGGTTAATAGCTTTCAGTGCGCAGATTGGTAGTCACTTAGACCCAAATAAGATGCCGAAGTCAATAGAACAGTTCATGCCGATTGGTGATGAAAGAAAAAAGAAGCGCAAAAGCAAGGTATCGGATGAAATGAGAGCTATATTTGAGCAACGCATGAGAGAATATAACGAAGCGGTGGCGTTGAAGAAAAAGCAAGAGGCGTTGATGGGGATAGCGAGCAATACTACTACTACTAACTAAAAATAACTGACAATATGGGTTTCAAGGCAACGATAGAAGCGGACATTAAAGGCTTTACAGATAACATTGATAAAGCTATCGGTTCGGTTAATAAGTTAGAGAAAACGACACTTCAAAAGTTGTCAGGTATTGGCAACTCATTTGTTAGTGTAGGTAAAAGAGCCTCTATATTATCGGCTGCATTAGTCGGAGTTGGCGCAAAGGCATTTTCTATGGCTGCCGATTTCGAGGATGCTTTGGGAGCTACCGAGCAAATATTTAAAGATAATTCTGATACAGTCGCTGAGTGGGCAAATAACCTTGATACCTCATATGGAATTGCGAAGAAGGAAGCATTGGAGTATTCCAATTTAATGGGGTCGATGCTGGTCAATATCGGTAAGCTGACAGAGGAGCAAGCAGCGAAGCAGTCCGCTAAATTAATAGAATTAGCTGGAGACCTTACAGCCATGTATGGTGGCACAACACAGGATGCAGTTAGAGCCTTAACAGGAGCACTCAAGGGCAACAATACGATGCTTGACAACTACGGTATGGCCGTTAATGAGGCTATGATAAAGGCTAAAGCATTGGAATTAGGTCTGATAAGTGGTACAAGCGAAATGAGCTTGCAAGCTAAACAAGCGGCTACATTGGCATTGATATGGGAGCAGACAGGAGCGGTACAAGGACAGGCAGCAAGGGAGGCGGACGGTGCAAGCGGAGCGATGAGGGCTTTTCGGACGGAGGTCGCTAATCTGTCGACTGAATTGGGAGAGACATTGCTACCTATTATCACCCCTGTTATCAGTAAGTTATCCGACCTTGTTGGCAGCTTAAGAGCTTTATCACCAGAGATGCAATCAATGATTGTCGGTATTGCTGGAGTTACGGCGGTAGCTGGTCCGCTTCTAATCGTTATAGGCAACATACTCAAAGCCTTACCGCTTATTAAA